CGAAACGGCGTTGGGTCTATTACGGCCGACGGGAATTCGAAGTTTACGAGCAGACGGAACGCGACGGGCACGCCGGTCCAGTGGAACTCGTCAAAGAGGGCCTGCACGGACTGGCGAAACAGGGCATCGTTCCGGTGGTCGAGTTCAGCTTCGGCGAGGGGATGTGGATGATGAACAAGGCCGCCTCGCTGCAGCTCGAACACTTCAACAAGTCGAACGCGCTGGCATGGGCGCTGACGATGGGATTGTTCGCCATGCCGGTGGTGTACAGCGACCGGGAGTGGCAGGAGTGCGTGGGCGAAAGTTACTATCTGCAACTCGGGCCGGCAGATAAGTTCGGGTGGACGGAGCCGGAAGGGCACGTCTACGAGGTCGCGCTGCAAAACATCGACCGGTTGAAGGAAGAGATCTACCGGGTGTGCTACGTACTGAACCAGGCGCTGAGCACGCAATCGAGCAACTCGCAATTGACGGGGCTGAGCAAGCAACGAGATTACCTGGTGACGCAGGAAGTGCTGCGCGGGTTCGGCGATCGGGTGAAAGACACGCTCAAGAAGATCCTGAAGCTGATCTCGGGGGCGCGCGAGGACGGCGTGATTGTCGATGTCACCGGGCTGGACGAATTCGACATCGGCGATTTCAGCACGGAGCTGGCCGACGCGGAGAAGCTACTGGGCCTGGGGATTCAGTCGGAGACATTCCGGGCGCAAGTGCTCAAGAAGCTGGCGGCAAAATACCTCTGCGACGTGCGGCAGGAAATTAAGGATCGCATCGCGCAGGAGATCGACGCGAGCTTAAGCGGAAAGAGTTGAGCCGTCGGCGAACGGCGCCCTGCACGAAGGTGTACGAGGCGCGGCTCCACTTTGCTTCCGCGGCAGGGCGTCCGAATGCCGGCTGACGGGGCCGGCTCAAGCTGCCGCGAGACGCCGACAGGCCAACGCGGGCACCGGCATCAGGCGGGCTGCACGTTCGCGTCATCCTCCAGCGGCGAGCGGAATGCGAAGATGCCACCGCTCCCTGACGGTCGCGGCTCCGTTTGTGAGTTGGGGCTCGTTTCTGAGTTGGGGCTCCGTTGAGGAGCTGACGCAAAGCAATTCGTGAGTGACAAAGGAGAGCCATGGAAAACATGGATGAGCAGAGCCTCGCGCAGGCGCCACAGCCCGAGCAGGACGTGCGCGGAGTGATCCGCAGCGTCATTGAAGAGTTTCTGACGTCGGAGCGGCGGAAAGCCGAACCGGCGTACAAGGCGGAGTTGCTCGAAGAGCGGCGACGCAGGGAGCAGCTCGAACACCAAGTCAACGACCTGGTGGAAGAGAACCGGAAAACGAAGAAGCAGGCCGAGGAGAGCGACCGCAGCTCGCAAATTCGCACCGAATTGCAGAAGCTGGGCGTCGCCAAAGTCGACCTCGCGCACAAGGCGGTCAAGGACGATATCCAGCGAACGCCAGACGGAATGCTGGTAGCGCGCACGGTGGAGGGCGAGCTGCCGCTGAAGGAATACCTGACGAAGTTCGTGCAGGAGAATCCGGAGTTTCTGCCGGCGCGGATCGCCGGCGGGTCGGGGATGACGACGGCGCCGCGCAGCAGCGTGACGACGGGCGTCGAGCTGGATGCGATCCGGCCGGGAATGAGCCCCGAGGAGATGCAGCGGGTAAGAGAACAGATCGCTCAGGTCGCGCTGCAGACCTGGAAGAGCGAGTAGGCCGGATCAGAACGATCCAGCCGAGTGAAGACGAAAGAACAAGGGAGAGAGAAATGGCCACGATTACTTCCGCCAACCTGGCGAGTGCGATTGTGAAGCTGGTTGCCGCGGACGCGCTGCCGGCCCTGATGGGCAACCTGGTGATGGGCAACCTGGTGACGCGGGACTACGAGGCGGTGCTGGCGAACGCCGGGGACACGGTGAACGTGCCGATTCCGCCGGTGATGACGGCGAACAACATCGCCGAAGGCGGCGAGGTGCAGCCGCAGAACCCGACGCTGGGCAATGCGCAGATCGTGCTGAATACGCATGCCGAAGCGACGTTCACGATTCCGGACGTCACGAAAGCGCTGGCCGTGCCGGGGCTGTTGAAGATGTACATGCAGCCGGCGATGGTGGCGTTGGCCGAGCGCGTGGAGACGGACCTGTTGAACCTGTACAGCCAGTTCACCTACAACGCTCCGCTGGGCACGGGCGGCACGGCGCTGACCGAAGCGGTTGTCGATCAGGCCGAGACGGCGCTGTTCAACGCGAAGGTCCCGACGGCCGAGCCGAAGTTCCTGGTGGTGGATTCGAACGCCTATTCGGAACTGCGCCAGATTGACCGCTTCACCGAAGCGTACGCGATCGGCGAGCCGGCGACCGCGATCCAGAGCGGCGCAGTCGGCCGGCTGAAGGACTTCTACGTCTACCGGTCGCAGTTCGTGCAGAAGACGGGCAACCCGGTGACGACCAACAACCTCGCTTTCGCGCGGCAGGCCATCGGCCTGGCCGTCCGCCGTCTGCCGAAGCCGCTGCCCGGCACCGGCGCCATCGCCGACTACGCCGAGCTCGGCAACTTCGGCATGCGCGTGCTGATGAGCTACCAGCCGAACACGCTGGCGCAGCAGTTCACGGTCGACATCCTGTACGGCTGCGGCGTGCTGCGCAACACGCACGCGGTGCAGGTCCGGAGCTAGGGACCGAGCGCTCGCGCCGTCGCGCGTGATGACAGCGCGCGACGAGTGAGTTGCGAGAGCGTGCTTACGCCCGTAGCGCGACACCGGTTGCGCGAATGGGGCGGTGGAGAGCGGCGGCCACGTCGATGCCAGGCCGCTCTCTGCGTTCGCGGCTCTGTGCCGACGAAGTCCGCGCTGGCCGTTCGGTGAGCCGCGAACGATGCGCGGTGAACGGGAAAGACCGAAACCGCAATGGCGGGGAGGCCGCGATGGGCGCGCCTCCCCATTTTTAATCCGACTGGAAGGAGACACGGGGATGGACCTGAGACAGTACTACAGAAAACTGCATGAACTGGAAGCCAAAATGCCCGCGGCCCATGCGCTGGTCGTCAGCGAGGAGACCGGCGACGGCGGCAAGGCGGGCGTGATCACGGAAGTGCCACGCCGGAACGCGTGCCAGCTTATGCTCGAAGGCCGCGCCAGACTGGCCGAGCCGAAAGAAGCGGAAGCCTATCGCGAAGAGGAAAGCCGCAAACGCGCAGAGTTCCAGCGGGCTAAGAAGGCGTCCCGCATGCAGGTGGAACTCGTGGAGCGACCGGCGGAAGAGCCCGCTCCGGCGAGCAAGAAAAAGTAGGAGGCACGACATGGCCCTGTTAGTGGACGGCGCATGGTGTTCGGTGGGCGATCTGCAAGCCTACGACGGCAGCGCCATGACGATCGCCAACGAAGAAGGGATCGATCTGGCCGCGAAGATGACGTTGTCGGAGGCGTGGATCACGGATCGCGTCGACGCGTTTCTGCGATGGGAAGCGGCCCGGCTGACCGCACAAAATGCAGTCGTCGACGAGCGGCTGAAACGCTGGCATCTGTGCAACGTGCTGGCGCTGCTCTATCGCGACGCATCGTTCAGTCAGGAAAACGACCGTTTCGAGAAGCGTTGGAAAGCGTACGAGCAGGACGCGCAAAGAAAGAAGTCGGAGTACTTCCTGGCCGGCGTCGCCTATGTGGCATGCCCGGTGCGGAAACCAGACGCGCCGACGGTGAATGTGATCGTCGGCACACAGGCCGCCGGCGCCTACACGGTGGCCACCACACGCGTCGACACGGCGGGACGAGAAAGCGCATTGTCACCCGAGGCCGCAGTTGAAGCTCCGGCAGGCAACGGGTTGACGGTAACGGCGAACGGGCTGGCAAGCAGCGAAGGTTGGAACGTCTATGCATCGAACGGCACTGGCACGCTGTACAGACAGAACAGCACGCCGCTGGCAGCCGGTGTGACGTGGACGCTGCCGGCAAGCGGGTTGACGCAGGGAACAGCGGCCGGAAGCGGACAGACGCCGGACGGCACGATCCGGCAGCGGCGGATTCTGCCAAGGGGATAGACATGGCAACACCAGTCACTCAAGTTCTGGAGATTGCGGCGCAGATGCTGA